CAGAGAAGGTTGATACTCCTGATGTTGTAGCATAAGTTGCTATACCTGCTACATTGGAGTATCCAGAGAAGGTAGAGAATCCTGATACTCCAGAATAAGTACTAACACCTGATGTTGTAGCATAAGTAGCAATACCTGCTACATTGGAGTATCCAGAGAAGGTAGAGAATCCAGAGGTATTAGAATATCCAGAGAACGTAGAGAATCCAGATACTCCAGAATAAGTACTAACACCTGATGTTGTAGCATAAGTTGCTATACCACTTGAAGTGGCATAAGTAGCACTTGAAGCATTACCAGAGAAACTTGATGCTGTAACAACACCAGAAGCATTAATATTTCTTACAACTGCTAAATCATTTTCAGTAAACTGAACTGATCCTGCTGCTAATCTGGTTCCTGTTGGGAATTGAGTGCTACCAATACCAACTGCATAGTTAACTAACCAAGCATCAGTACCAAGTCCACTAAAAGTACCAGACTTAAACCACATAATTTTCTTATATGTGGCAGGTGCTGTTTCAATACCAGTGATAAACAAATCAACTAATGGATTACCTTCAGTGGATGCAAGAGCAACACCACCGTGATTGGCAGTAGTATCATTTGAAATATCATTACCAAATGCATCAGTTCTATATCCAAGAATAATATCTGGATCAGTAACAACTAATTCTTGAACACTAATAAATGCAGTTGTTCCACCAATCGTAATATTTCCAGTGACGTTTAAGTTACGATTGACTTGAAGGTCTCTTGTAACTGTTAAATCCTGAGGAACAACTAAATTACTTGGAAGACTTAATGTTGGTGTTGAACTTTCACCTGTTCCAGAAGTAACTGTAATTTGGTTTGATGTTCCAGTGATGTTTGCTACATAATCACCAGATGTATCAGTTCCAAGAGCAACGCTATTAGGTTGAATGGTTGCCGCTAATGATACATTACCAGTACCATTAAAACTTATTGGAGATGCAATAATATCTCCAGTAATTTGGAATGTTCTTGCGTTTTGAAGTGCCGTTGCGACACCTGCTGTTGTAGCATAAGTACTTAAACCAGCATTATTAGCATATCCAGAGAACGTAGAGAATCCTGATGTTGTAGCATAAGTACTTAAACCAGAATTATTAGCGTAACCAGAGAACGTAGAGAATCCTGATGTTGTAGCATAAGTACTAACACCTGATGTTGTAGCATAAGTACTTAAACCAGCATTATTAGCATATCCAGAGAACGTAGAGAATCCTGATGTTGTAGCATAAGTACTAACACCTGATGTTGTAGCATAAGTACTTAAACCAGAATTATTAGCGTAACCAGAGAACGTAGAGAATCCTGATGTTGTAGCATAAGTACTTAAACCAGAATTATTAGCGTAACCAGAGAACGTAGAGAATCCAGAGGTATTAGCGTATCCAGAGAAGGTTGATACTCCTGATGTTGTAGCGTAAGTTGCTATACCAGAAGTAGAAGCATAAGTTGCACTTAAAGCATTACCACCAAATGAAGAGGCAGTTATAATACCCGTAAAATATCCATCCCCAACAACATAAAGTTTTGATGTTGGAGTTGTGGTTCCAATACCAACATTATTATCTAAGTTGATACGAATGGTATCTCCACCATTCGCACCTAAACCAAGTTGTACTGTTCCAGCAGATCGAATATTAGATACTAAGTTCGAATGACTAATAATTAAATCACCTTGACTTCCAGTAACAAATCTAATATCCCCACCATCAACCTCCAACTTATAACTAGTACTAATTCCACCAGCAGCAACACCAATTGCAACTTTACCCTCTTTTGTAATTACAAAAGGTGTTACATCAGGATTTGCACTATCTTCTACAAGAAAAGCAGGTCCCGTTCCAATTTGACTAATTCTTACAAGTTCCCCAGAACTTTCTCCAGTAAAAACAGCAGCACCAATAACCTCAAGTGAACTTAAATTTTCACTATAAGATGTAAGTCCAACCTTTAAATTTTTCTGTCTACCGCTGGTGTACTTTGCCATTTTAGTTGAGTGTCTCTAGAATGCTTCCTAAAAATTTAATATCAGTTCCACTACTTGCAGATAAAACAAGAACATCACCAGATTCAAGAACCAATTTACCCGAAAGAAGATTTGCACTATCACTTGCAGAAATTGGAAAATCTTTCAAAATTTCAGTCGTAACTGCAATTCCTGCAGTTGTTCTTTGATGTGAAAAAGAAACTGTTTGAGTTCCACTACCAATATTTGTTGCCTGCGCTAAAAGAACTACGCCAGTATATCCTACAGGAGCAGTATAAATCCCTACAGCATTTGTTGTTGCTACTTTGGTGACTGTTTTAAATACATTAAGTGCTAGTGCCATTCTATTATTCTCCTCCTAGTGCTAGAATGAATGGTGTCATTGTAGAGAATAAACTCTTCGAATAAAATGTTCCAGAAATTGTTCCTGTAGTTTGATTAACAACTACACCATCACCGATTCTAAAGTTTCCTGATTGGTCCGTGCTTGTGAAAACTACAAGACCACCATTTCTCATATCAACTTCATTATCTTGAATTGGAACACCACCTTGAGCAGGAAGAGCATTATTAATATTTGTACCAGAACCAATATATTCAAAAGAATGCCCTGATGCTAATACTCTACTTTGCTTAAAAAATGGAACAGTCGAACCAACACCAACTGCATAAGGAACATTATCACTCACAGTAATTGTACAAATACCAGAAGAAACTGGAGTTGAACTTATGACAGAATAATATGTTGGAAGTAATTCTAAAGTTGCTGTTGATGTATTTATTCCCACATCAGGACCAGCAATTGTAACTGTTGGTGTCGTCGCATAACCTCTTCCACTTGAGACAATTTCAATTCCAGTTACAGAACCATTTGAAACTTCTGCGACTGCTGTTGCCTGAACTCCCCAATCAGTTGAAGGTGCAGAAATTGTAACAACTGGACTTGAATTATACCCAGTTCCACCAGCACTAACTCTAATTTTATTAACTGTATAATATAAGTCATCAAAGTAAACAACCTGACCATCAAAAGGTCTTACAACATTGATCTTTACAGTTCCTCCAGAAACATAAGTATGAGGCAACGTTGAAGGACCAACGTTGACCACCAGTTGATTTGCTGCAGGAACTGACTGAACCTCAAACACATAACCATAATTGCCACTTGGATATGTAACAATTCCTGGTCCAGATGGACAAGTAAATCCAAGTCCAGCAATCGTGACTCCCATACCAACAGAAAAGTTATGATTTGCAGAAGTAGTGATTGTCGTAACACCACTTACGTTATCATAAACAGCATTTGATACATTATAAGTTGGTACATTTAAGTTTAAAGTAAATACATCACTATTTGCTTCTGCTGCTTGAGTTATAATTCCTGTATATTTTCTGGGACCAACACCATCAGCAACAAGACCATAGTTACCAAATGATGCATTAGAGTTTGTTAGATCACAAGCAGCACCAGTTCCACAGAAGACTGCAGTGTCTGGGCAAATTGTGAAAAGTGAAACTAACTGAGCATATCCTTCATTAGTAATTGAAACTCCAATACCACCCTGATTGTATTGTGTATATGAGTCAAGAACCATTGACTTGGTTGGTCCAATAGAATATCTACCATCAATCTTCATTCCAATACTGTTTGGAATAAAGTTTGTACAGTTTTGAATATAAGGTGACTGATTATTAAAAACTGGTTTGTTGGGATTGAATGCAAAAATAGCGCCAGTGTTTGCAGATCCTACAAATGACATTTCGGCAATATAATTTCCATTCCCAACATAAAAAAGGTCTCCTTGATTCTGTGGAGTAACTGAAACCTCTCTTAAACTATCACCAACAATACTAACTTGATTGGGAATATCAATTGGATTATTTTCTACATAAGATCCAGCACTAACTCTAATAACGGAACCTGCTGTTGAGATTGCAACTGCTCCTGCAATGGTTGCTTTTGCGTCTCCGAGTTTGAGTCCTGTGTTTGTATCGTTTCCGTCTCTTGTGACATAGATGACATTTGTAACTGTTGCTCCTGCACCGATGCGAATAATATCTGTGCCGATTCCAGGACGTTCTCTTTTCGCAGTCAGCTCACCATCATAAGTGTTGTAGGCTAATTCTGCATTTAATAATTGATCTACTGTAGGTCTTTTACCAGGAACAGCAGAGCGTTTAATCCTGATCGGAGTTGACATTTATTACATTCGGTATATACCACAAAAACAGTATTTACTGCCTTTGATTTATTTATTCAAGTAACATTATTACGTCTTGGGCGATAAGCATAAAGATTTGTTGGAGGATCTGGTTTCATCCATTCCTCTATCTTATCAAATCTTTCTTCACTATAAAAATCTTGTTGAACATACCATAGTTTCCAGTGCTCATGACCCTTTGACTGGTTACAATCGTGGCAGCAGCATACTACGTTTTTTGTAACATCTAATCCACCTTTACATTGTGGAATCACATGGTCGATTGTGAGATTCTCTTCCGATCCACAATAGGCACATTGATGTCCCCATTCCTCTTTTATGTTTTGCCTCCACATTCGTTTTGCCTCCCCAGAACTTGTTGTATGTAAATTAAACAAGTATTCTTTTGGAGAATGTAGAGGTCCCATAAGTTACTGCGACTTACATTTATTTATTGTGCTTCTTCTTACAAGCACTCCTTGCCCAAGCACGACTTAGACTATTCACATAAGAGCAAGATTTTTTAGATTCCCCACAGTATGGACATTTTTCATCTGGGGGATCTTTAAGATAACCCTCAGGTGTATACATTTTTTTCTTTTTAAGATTCTCTAATTGTTTATATTTACGGTGGTTCATACAACCACAGGTTCTCCTTGACCTTGTGGAATGCATAAGTCTTGTACTGCAGGTAATCCAATTTGACCTGGTAGTTGTTTATCAGTGGTTGAAGAAATATCAATCACCTGATCCAGAATAAATCGTTGACGACTATAAGATCTTTTATCGGGTTCAAACGCAACCATCATAATCGCATCATTAATGTCTCCACAATGAGCGATAATCCTTCCTGTCTTATTTTCCGTTACGATCCAGTATTCGTTCATCATTTAATTGCTTTTCCACATTATAGGATGGTTCTGGTTTTCTGTAAAGACCTGGCCAAGTATCTCTAATAATTTCTGCGAGTTTATAAGAAGTTTCTGAAGTGATCATTTTATCTAACGCGGTGTCCTCCAAACATAAACCTCATTCCGTTCAAGATTTTTGCTCCGAACGATCCGAGATTGCGTGAGTTAAATCTTTCAAATAAGGCAGTAGTAATGACAGGAGCGGGAACCCCCAGATCCACAGCGGCAGAAACAGTCCAACGACCCTCACCGCTGTCGGATACACCTCCAGAGAACTGTTTAAGGCTACCATCCCTGCGTAACACATCAGCAGTAAGATCGAGTAACCAAGACCCAACCACGCTACCACGACGCCATAACTCAGCAACCTCAGCAACGTCAATATCATAGCAATAGGATTCTGGATCTGCCATTGGGGCAACCTCTGCGTCACCTTCTCTAACATACTGAGCACCTGCATTAGCGTTCTTAATAATGTTAAATCCTTCTGCGTATGCCTGCATAATACCATACTCAATACCATTATGCACCATCTTTACAAAGTGTCCTGCACCTGGACCACCACAATGAAGCCAACCATGTTCCGCAGAAGTTATGTCCGAGTCAAATTGAGTCCTGGGGGCAGCGTCAATTCCTGGGGAGAGTGCATTAAAAATGCGCGAACAAGTGGCGACTGCAGTATCTCCACCTCCAACCATAAGACAGTATCCACGATCCAAACCGTAAACACCACCACTAGTGCCGCAATCAATATACTGGATGCCCTGCTTTGCAAGTCGTTCTGCCCGTTTCCGACTGTCCTTAAAATTGCTATTGCCATGATCAATAATAATATCTCCTTCACCACAATATCGTAGTAACTCATTAATCGTCTCCTCTACTGTTTCGGCAGGAACTACCATCATGAAGATGCCTGGTCCGTATTTGTCTGATACTCCACTCTGAGTATGTTTTACTACTTGAGCAAGGCTTTGTATAGAAGTTGTAACACCATTAACATATCCGTTTTCGTATGCTTCTTGCGCCTTTTCATAGTTCCTACGATAACCCCAAACTTCTATACCCGCCTTCATCATTCGGCGAGACATACCTTCCCCCATTCTCCCTAAACCAATTAATCCTACTCTCATTTTTCCCAATCCTCGTAAATTTTTCTAAAATACATATCCACTTTTGTTAAACTATCCAAGTGAATATCACAAACATAATTATGATCATCACACCATTGCAGTGCAATCTCATGAAACTTTTCTTCACTTATAACTCTCTTAACACCATACAATCTAGAAAATGATGACATCACAAAATGCCAACACTGTTCTTCAGATTTCATCTTTCTTATCTAGAACAGATTCCCAATCCTTCTGAAAGAGTTCTAAACCTTTATCAGTCATAATGTTCTTATACATTGCCCAGAATACAACTGGAGGAATTGTAACTACATCAGCACCACAAAGAGCAGATTGTTCTACCTGTCTTACATCACGAAGAGATGCTGCAAGAATTTGTGTGGATGTTCCTGAGTAATCAAATGCCTTACGAATGTTTTTGATAAGTTCAATTCCATCTACAGAATTGTCCATCCAACGACCAACGAAAGGTGAGATGAATGTTGCTCCTGCTTTAGATGCAAGAATTGCCTGAGCGACTGAGAACACAAGAGTTACATTAACTTGAATTCCTTTATCAGAAAGAAACTTACAAGTCTTAAGTCCTTCTACAGTACAAGGAACTTTAATGGTAACTGCAGGGGCAATTGAATAAAATTGTTGTGCCTGTGAAAGCATTTCTTCGACAGTATCTGCAACCACCTCAGCAGAAATGCTTTCTAGGTTTGAAAAAGAATTTGATATTTCCTCAATAACTTCTTGAAGTTGCCTACCACTCTTAAGAATTAAAGTTGGATTTGTAGTAACTCCATCTAATAGTCCAGTCTCATATGCTGGACTAATCATTGAAACATCTGCTGTGTCTAAAAAGATCTTCATATAAAAGTAAGAACTCATAAGTAATTATACTGAGTTCTTATTAGTGTGTCAGATTTTGTTATGAATTGAAGATATTATAGGTCTTGTGCTACGGATAATATAAACATAATAACACCAAAGAGTTGAAAGAGAAGAAGGATTAGAAGAAAAGCCATAAAAAAAGGAGTTCTTATGGAACTCCATTATTTATTTTTAAGTTTGTCCTTGTGAATAGACGGGTTGTAAAATACCACCATCTTGATCATCATCATTATCGTGATCCTCATTGAGAATAACGATTAAGGCAAATACGAACAGAACCAAGTATAGAATATACTGTGTGGTCATAATGGGTTTCCTTTTTGTGAATAAGATTTAAGATTTTCTACTAATATTTGAAGTTCTTGTAGGGAAGCATCGTTTTTTAGAGTGTTTGCTCTATTGCTTATGACCCACACATTACCTTTTATGTATCCTTTTTCTGGAATAATTTTATCTAGTGAAGGATTGTTTGGAGAGTTTCTAACTTCCGTGCTTTCAATTTCTATACCAAGCAATGGACATCTTTCTGGAATAATAATATCATCAAGTTCAATATTGAAGGGCAGATTGTTTTTCTTTGCCCTACTCTTTGCCCTTGCATACATCTTATATTCAGTTGTTTTTGATATTGCGTTGGGGTCAAATCTTGATTTATTAAATTCTATCGATCTCTCTTTGCGAATACATCCACAAGATTGTATTTTTCCAGAAACTATGTCATGTCTTCTAGTTTTTGTAGTTCTGCCGCCACAAGAACAAGAGCACTCACAAGCAACATATTTTTTACAGGAAGATTGATATTCTCGTAGAATAGTTAATCTTCCATATGTTTTACCTACTAAACTCTCTTTTGGTCCGTGTTTCATAATACCTTCATTTACTATTATTATTTATAAAAATATTTATCTCAACGAAGGTATTATAACATAAAAAAGACCCCGAAGGGTCTTGTGCGTTTCCGCAGGGTATTATATTTTAATCACAAGGCGTTTCCCCGGGGCAATACTTCCTCTGGCAGCACAAAATTTTCGTGTGGTTGGTCAACAGGTGCCATCCAAGCACGTAAGCCTTCGTTTAAAAGCACGTTCTTTGTATAGAAAGTTTCGTAACTTGGATCTTCAGCGGCACGAATCTCCTGACTTACAAAGTCGTAAGCTCTAAGGTTAAGAGCAAGACCAATAATACCGATAGAAGAAGTCCAGAGACCCATAACGGGAACGAAAAGCATGAAGAAATGAAGCCAACGCTTATTACTGAAAGCAATACCAAAAATTTGCGACCAGAATCTGTTAGCAGTAACCATTGAGTAAGTCTCTTCCTCTTGCGTAGGTTCAAATGCTTTGAATGTATTTGCTTGCCCACTGTCTTCAAATAGAGTGTTTTCTACAGTTGCTCCATGAATTGCACAGAGTAGTGCTCCTCCCAGTATACCAGCAACTCCCATCATATGGAAGGGGTTAAGGGTCCAGTTATGGAAACCCTGAAGAAACAGTAGGAACCTGAAGATTGCGGCAACACCAAAGGATGGTGCAAAGAACCAACTGGATTGACCCAGTGGATACATCAAGAACACTGAAACAAATACAGCAATAGGACCAGAAAAAGCAATAGCATTATAAGGACGGATGCCCACCAGGCGAGCAATCTCAAACTGACGAAGCATAAACCCTATTAGGGAAAATGCACCGTGGAGAGCAACAAAGGTCCAAAGCCCTCCAAGTTGGAACCACCTGACGATATCCCCTTGAGCCTCAGGACCCCAGAGCAGAAGAAGAGAATGACCCATAGCATCTGCTGGGGTGCTTACCGCAGCGGTCAACGCATTACAACCTTCTAGAAATGAGGATGCTAAACCGTGTGTATAAAAACTCGTGACGAATGTAATTCCAGTAAACCATCCACCTAATGCTAGGTAAGCACAAGGCATAAAAAGTAAACCACTCCATCCAATAAACACAAACCTATCCCTTTTCAACCAATCATCAAGTAAATCAAACCAACTTCGTTGTTGGTTTGGCAATGAAAGTGATGAAGATACCATCAATCCTCCTTTTAGTATTTCTCATATTTAGTTTACAATACTTAACAAAATAGGTCAATAGAGATTTCTACTTACCGTATCTTTTATCAATAGGTTTGTTAGGGTCAAGTCCCTTTGCCTCTCTATATTTCCTCCATCTCTCTTTTGTTGCTTCACTTCTTCTCTCTCTTTCTTCTTCACTAATATTTGGATTTTTAGAAGCATTCTTATTACCTTTACCTGCCTCACTCAACTTTTGTTTTGTTTCTTCACTCAACTTTTTACCAACCATACGAGTATTACCTTCTAAACTCTTTGAGATTTTTGCCTTATGCTCCTCACTCAACTTCATACCAGTTCTAAACTGTCTCAACTTTTCTTTACTCTCTTCTGTATGCTTCAACTTACCTTTATGTGATTGACTGATTTTTTGTTTTGTTTCTTCTGTATGAACTCTTCCAGTTGGGTCCATCAGCAACCTTACAATCTCTTCTTTACCAATAGTTCCTTCTAAACCTTTCCAAGCACAATAATCTTTGATATTACCATATTGCTCCCACAACTTTCTGTGTGCCTCTGCGTGTTCTTCCACAGTCAGTTCAATAAGATTTGATGAGTCGTCAGTTCCACCCATATGTCTTGGAACAATATGATGTTTATGTTTCATTCTTACTGTTGCTGTCTCTACTACATTATTATTTATAAAAAAAGAGACCTTCACAGGTCTCCTCCGTATTATATCACATTATAATCAACCAATAATACTCTCTCTCCACTCTTCACTCATATTCACCATAATTGCTTCTGCTGCTTCTGGTGTTTCGGCATATCCTTCATCAAGTAAATGTGAAAGAATGATGTCGTAAATATCTACTTGTTCTTTTTGAGTTCTTTTCATATTTCTTTCACTTTTAGTCATTTTTCCAGACATACTACCAAAATTTGTAGTACCTAACATTCCATATTTTTGATTACCGAAAAATGAGGGATTTTGTTTTGCTTTTCTTACTGTTGGTTTTTCCTGCCCCACTTTTTCAGGATTTCTTTTTGGCATTAATTTTTTTCTTCTTCCGTGAACATCATATTCTTTATCATTAGTTCCTTCACCAATAACAACTTCCATATATGCTTCTTGAAGATTGCGAAGTTCTTGTGCGTCCATAGTACAAATACCTTTTAAGTATTTATATTTTTATATTTTTATCATTCATAAATCATCCCAACAGTCAGTAAGACAAAGCAAAGTATTGTGAATATCATAAGTCCTATGCCTGCCCAGATTATCCAGTTAGGCATAGGTTCGTTTTGGGTATTATGACTCATATTATTGGTGTTTTTGTTTTCTATATTTCCAATTTTGATTTCCCTTTTTTGCTTCACTTAATTTTTTTCTAGTTTCTTCTGATGGTGTTTTGCCTTTATGTGCTTCACTCATTTTTATTTTGGTTTCATCGGATAATTTTTTACCTTTCATATTCTGATTACCTTTTTGTGCTTCGCCAACTTTTTGTTTAGTTTCATCCGAAAGTTTTCTACCAACATTCCAAGTATTTCCCATCATTTTCTGTCTTATTTTATCTTTATGTTCCTCCGATAATTTCATTCCTTTTCTTTTTTCACTTATTTTTTGTTTTTGTTCTTCAGTCATTTCTTTACCATAGTTGGGATTTTTTTCACCAACTCTCATTTCACTTAATTTTTTTCGTGTCTCTTCACTTACCAAAACACCAGAAGCACCTTCACCACCATCAGTTCTGTTGCGAAGAACACCTGTTCCTATATCCTTCCTCCCAAATACCACAATCATATACTTTTCGTGCTTGAATGCTTCTTCTTCAGTTAAGTTTTTCTTCAAAAATATTATTCTAGATTTATCTTTTGGTGGTCTTATATCACCATTTGTTTTATTATAAATTCTTTTTCCTTTTCCCTTTCCAATATAGTAAGGAGTTTTATCCTCTCGCAAATAAGCGTAAGTGTAATACATTTCTACTCTGTTATGGTTCGCAATAATATTTATAATACATTATACTAGAAAAGGTGCCCGAAGACACCTTTTCACCTGATAGATGCGAACCACACAGGTATTAGTATTTATATAAAAAAAGGAACCCCGAAGAGTTCCTTAACTTTATTGAAATTATCCTACAGTCGGTGCTGTGAGAGCAACGGGAGTTGCTTCTGCAGCAGCAAGGTCAAGAGGGAAGTTATGAGCGTTGCGCTCGTGCATTACCTCCATCCCCAGTCCAGCACGGTTAAGAACATCAGCCCAGGTATTAACTACACGGTTCTGACTATCAACGATACTTTGATTAAAGTTGAAGCCATTCAAATTGAAGGCCATCGTAGAAACACCAAGAGCAGTGAACCAGATGCCTACAACGGGCCAAGCGGCGAGGAAGAAGTGCAGCGAACGTGAGTTATTAAAGGAAGCATATTGGAAAATAAGGCGTCCAAAATAACCGTGAGCAGCTACAATGTTATAAGTCTCTTCTTCTTGACCGAACTTGTAACCATAGTTCTGGGACTCATTCTCAGTGGTTTCACGAACCAGCGAGGAGGTCACCAGCGAACCGTGCATAGCACTAAACAGAGAACCACCGAACACACCAGCAACTCCAAGCATGTGGAAGGGGTGCATAAGGATGTTGTGCTCTGCCTGGAACACAAGCATGTAGTTGAAGGTTCCGCTGATACCCAGAGGCATTGCATCACTAAAACTACCTTGACCGAAAGGATAGACCAGGAACACTGCACTCGCAGCAGCAACAGGTGCGCTATAAGCAACCATAATCCAAGGGCGCATACCTAGACGGTAAGAGAGTTCCCATTCACGACCCATATAAGCATAAATGCCAATAAGGAAGTGGAAGACAACAAGTTGGAAAGGTCCACCATTGTAGAGCCACTCATCTAGGGAAGCAGCTTCCCAGATAGGATAGAAGTGAAGTCCGATAGCGTTAGAAGAAGGAATCACAGCACCAGAGATGATGTTGTTTCCGTAGAGGAGTGAACCAGCAACAGGTTCACGGATACCATCAATGTCCACAGGGGGAGCACCGATGAATGCGATGATGAAACAAGTAGCAGCAGCAAGCAGCGTTGGAATCATCAGGACACCGAACCACCCGACATAAAGACGGTTATCGGTTGAAGTAACCCACTGGCAGAATTGTTCCCAGAGGTTTTCGCCAGAACGGCGTGAAGCGATTGAAGCAGTCATTTGTTTAAAAGAGTAGTAAGACCATCAGGGAAATGGTGGTGATACTATTCCCCAGTCACCCTCAGACTGGGTATGAGAGACGTGATTTATACACCCATAGGTCTCGGTTAACGAGTGTTTAACAATGTTAAGAACTATGAGGAATCCTTAACATTTGTTTACCTATTTATCATAGCATGGTCTGCTTCTGGCGTCAAGCCCTGTACTCACCAATCTTATCTAAGACTTTGTTGAGATAATGGTGTGCCAACCATTTTGGATCATATTCAGTTTTATTCATCCACTCTTTATCCAAATCATTTTTCAACTTAAGAACTTCGCACTTGATAATTTCTTTGGTCAATTGTCCGCGTGGCATAATACTAAAAAAACTCTGCTCAATATTTAGAGCAGAGTTTCATATTATATTTTATTATTTCAAACTTGTGCAGTTTCCCTCACAGTTGTCTTCACATATTCGAAAACCACTTCTGGAGTAGTCGCTTCATAAGGGTCGGTGTCTGCGTTGTCCCGTTGCCCCACCTCAACGAATAGTTTTTCGATGATTCCATTATCCACGACCATAGCATAACGCCAAGAGCGATCACCGAAACCAAGGTTAGACTTATTGACGAGCATTCCCATAGAACGTGTGAAGTAAGCATTGCCGTCTGGAATGAGTTTGACTTTCTCAATGTTCTGGTCTTGTGTCCAGGCATTCATCACAAACCCATCATTAACAGAGATGCAGTAAATATCGTCGATGCCGAGACCCAGAAAGTCGTCATATTTCTCTTCGAATCCAGGTAACTGATAGGCACTGCAAGTAGGAGTGAAAGCACCAGGCAGACTAAAAATGACGACACGCTTCCCATCGAAAAGATCTGCAGTTGTACGAGTTACAAATTCACCAGATTCACGAAACTGAAATTGGACTTGGGGTACTTGATAACCTTCGCTACGCATAGAAACCTCCATCAGAATACACCGGGGATGATTTGACCAGTAGTGAGATAAGAACCAGCGGCGGCAACGAATCCAATCATTGCAAACCAACCGTTAATACGTTCTGCACGTTCAGTAAAAATTTTGTTCATTGTTTTTCTCCTTGATAAGAATGATGTTGTTTAAGTTCGGGATTAGGTTGAGAAGAAATCACAGGGTTTCTTGTTTTGTTTTTGATAACGATAAAGGCATCATTCTGGTAAGTTACTGTTCCATATGGTTTTGCCCATTTTGGGTTAGCATCTGGATGTGTAGAAGTTCCTGTTGCTGCTACACCACCAATTTCTACCACAATTTCATCATTACGATCCCAGTTAAGTTCTTGAAGGGCAAGACTCAGTTGCCCTAACATTCCAGCACTCACAGGTTCTCTTCCTGTTCAGTGAGAATTACACAATCACTGGTTGGATATGCTACGCAGGTAAGCACCCATCCATCCGCCAGTTGATCGTCATCAAGAAACGATTGCTCCTCATTATCGACAGTACCGCTGATGAGTTTGCCAGCACAAGCAGAGCAAGCACCCGCTTTGCATGAAGAAGGGAGGTCAACGCCTGCCTCTTCTGCTGCTTCAAGAATGTATTGATCAGGGGCACACTGGATAGTGGTTTCGGTGCCGTCAGGGGTTTGAAGTGTAACGTTGAATGTCATTTCAATAAGTTTCCGCAACTTTCTCTACAGCATAGCATAGAAGCACAAAAAAGGCAACTGATGTAATGGTAAAAATTGTTTCAGTCATCAGAAGATACCGAAGAAGAAGTTGCCAGTGCTAACATAAGAAATGATGCCAGCAACAAAACCGACCATTGCCCAGCGTCCATTAGTGCGCTCCTTTACTTGATTGGGTGTGAGCATACCATAGTTCTCATAATACATGGCAGGCTCTTTGGCAAACATATTCTGTTGCCCAAACTCATTAGTTGTTACAGTCATTGTACATTCGTTAAGAATTGTTACAATATTATATAGCAAAAAGAAAGGGGCGTCAAGCCCCTTAGTGTAAGCATTTATACTTATTTTGTTAAGATCCTCTAACTTTCAGATTGTGAAGAGTTGGTTATACGACCCAAATAAGGATCATAGGTCATCAAATCATCAATATTCATCTCATATCCTTGTTGCTCCCAAAATTTACGCAGACCATCATGACTTGCTCGATGAAAAATATCGATGTGTTCTGGATGAATAGAAGAACCTAATTCAATTCTATAAAGAAATAAAGGTATAGAAAAAGTATTACCAGAATTATAAATCAAATCGTCGGCAACTGGACGTGGTTTTACACCTTGATCTAGTTTATATTTTTCACCACGAACGTGAAACTTTATAAGTTTTTCTGCATGATGACGAGTAATCATGTACGCAGCAGTAGAAAAATTATTCACAAATCTTTTATGAAGTTTGACATGAATATCACCAGTGCAGATGATAGCAAGTTGAACAACATCCCAATCGTAAGGAACCTTTGCTGCAAAATCTGCCCAAGTAAAATTCCAGAATCTCGCAAGTTGCAAATCAACATCATCTTCCATGATGATTGCATAAGGGGAATCGGAAGTTTCATACCAATGTTTGATTGCTTTAAGGTGTGAAGTTGTACATCCAATTTCTCCAGATGTCATCATTTCTGGATAACGACCTTTAATAATGTCACTAAGATCATCATCTCTACCATCATACGCAGAGATCCTTTCGTAATTCTCAATCCCCCAATATTTAAATTGGTCTTCCATATATTGTTTTCTTTCTGGTTGCCCATCTAAATTTAGATAATATATCGGTCCAATATTTTTGAGTTTATAGGAAGATTTATTTTTGTCCATTAGATTCTAACCCAACTTTCTGGAATAACATCTTTAGTATTTTTATCTTTATTATCTTTGCCAAACCATTGAAGTGGTGCAACAACATTATAAGATCCTGATAACCAGGCACCCCACCAAGAGAATGATGAATTAGCAATGATATGATACTTACACAAACTCATCAAACAAAGATCTACATAATGATCTCCAGATTCAGAAATCATAAAGCGATCACCCGAAAAAAGTTCTTGTGCGTTACACCACTCAACATCATCAGTAAACAAAAGAACTGGAAGAGAATCATCAAATCTAGAAAGAGATTCTTGATAATACTCAAGACTCAGTGCAGTGTGATTTGGATTTTGAAGGTAATCAGTGCGCCGAACGTGCAGACTGATTGCTTCACCAATTGAACCAATCATCTCTTTACAAGGTTCTAAAATTTCATCTTTGAAGGAAAAGTCTGTGCGAATCTCATCTTCAATATGTTTAAAGTATTTTTCAGACTGAAAGAATCCAGCAAGACTAATCTCATCAGGGCACATCGTGAAGAGTGTTTCATCAAAATGAAAATGTTTCTCTTCTGCTACTGGTGCATATCCCCTATCCAAAAGTTTAATGTTATGAGGAAGAACATACAACATTTTGAATGGATAAAAGAGTTCAATCTTCAAATCGAACCCATAAGGATCTTTGACAACTTGATTGTGATTAGGAATACAAAAATCATATCCACGATTTCGAGCAATACCTCTTAATGAGGCATACTGAAACATTTGATTTCCCAAACGTCCCAGTTTTCCAAGATGATTAAACGCTAGCATTTAGTTGATTTCTCCTCTTTTTTACATATTTTTGTTGCTCAAAATAATTCACCAACCTTTCTTTATCCCAAGTTCGTATTACATTCCATAAGTTAGTATTTTCTTGCCACTTGGGATTATGGTAATGAGAATTAAAAGTTCTATAATGATTTAAATGATAGCACATATCATTAACTCTACCAACTTTACATCCCATAACTTGAATTCTATATAAAAATTCACAATCTTCTGGACCCCATGCCATAAAATTTTCGTTCCACATGTATGAATCAATCTCAGATTGACGACGTATCATTTGACCCAAACCCATTACAGATGGACAAATATTACATCCAGGATTTAAAACAGTCAAATCAAATTTAGTTTGAATAAATTCATGAAACATTTCAACTGAATAATCTACAAGATATTGATAGACCCCAACACCATAACAATAAACTGCATCATAATTTCCACCATTTATCATACTGTAAGCAGTTTTATAGCTACTAACTGGTAGTAAATGATCTATATCATAATTATAAACTATATCAGTTTTAGATGCTAAAAGAAGATCATTTAAAATTCGAGTTTTATGAAAAAAGGATTCTTCCGATTTTTCAAAAATATGCTCAATATTTTTAGGAAAATAACCAAAAATATTTTTAATAAAAGGTATTACTCTCTCAGAAAAAATTGATTGGTTATCATTTTCTTTTACAATGATTGGACATTCTGGAAAATTATAATGCAGATAACCAATAGTAGTAATAATATTTTTAAGTCTATCCTCACTTTCAATTCTACAAGGCATTAAAAATGTAAGATTATTCATAACAAACCTCAATCCAAGTATCAGGAATTAGATCACTCATATCATAATGATCATAAAATTTACCAAACCAAGGTTTAGGTGCAATTATTGGTTGTGTTGGTTTGTCAATTAACCATGCTCCCCACCAACTTAAAGTGCTATTTGCAATGATACCTCCACTACAAAGAGACATCATACATAAATCAAAATAAGGAATCAAACTATTTTGTTTTCCGTATAAGGTATCCGATACCTGCGGATACCTTTCATTATATTCAGACAACATAAATCTATCATCTTTAAAAAACTGTTGCTCAGAGCACCATTCAATATCATCAGAGAAAACAAGAACTGTTCTTTTGTCATCAAAATAATTCAGTGCTTTTTTATAGTATGAAATAGGGCATATTGGATGAGCATCTAAATTGACAGAATAATCTCCTCTTCTTACATGAATAAAAATTGGATTTTCTAATTCATTAATAATTTCTTTACAAGGATTAAGTATTTGCCCTTTAAAGGTATAATCTTTTTTTATTAAATCTTTAATATTTAAAAAATATTTTTGTGTAGTAAAATAATCATGAAGATTTACATTATCTGGACAAGCATCAAAAAACTCTTGGATGAAATGAAACTGACCTGTTGAAATACTTTGGGCATTCAAAAAACCAAAATTACTCTCCTGAACTGAACTCATCTCAAAACAATCAAAGAGTCCATAATTCGAATCTCCATAATTATCTGGTCTAGGAATTAACCAATCAAATCCTCGATTTGCAGCAATGCCACGCAAACCAGCGTATTGGAACATCTGGTTTCCTAGACGTCCATTTGAACCCAATCTATTATAACTTATTGCCATCAGTTTCTCCGAACATAAAGAGCATCACCCCAAATATCACCAGACCATTCAGTTTCAACTCTTTCCATTTTATAAGTTGCTAAGAAATCATCTAACTGTTCAACATAAGCATTATTTTCATAAACCTCATCACGATTTACTTCACAATAAACATAATCTACATGATTTAAAGTTTCAGCACCACCTTTTAATACTTCAAGTTCATATCCTTGAACATCCATATTAATAAAATTAAAATTTGAAGTCTCTTCACTAAAACTATCAAGACGTTTCATTTCAACTTCTTCAACGCCATTGAAATGTACCGTGGGATGATTTTGCAAATGTTTTTTTGGTTTTAAGATGGAACTACTCATTTGTTCATTATCACTCAAATACATAGAAACCATCTTTTCTTCATTACCCAATGCAACTTGATGTGCAGATATATTTGCATTTGCATCTCTAAGATTCTGTTCTAGAACTTCAAAGTTATAACTAAGAGGTTCAAACATTATAATATCTTGAATACCACTGTTAATGTAGTCTTCAACTTCTTCTCCATGATGGGCACCAATATGAATAATTCCTTTAATATTCATATTGTACTTGGTTTTAAGATATTTAAAATTGAGTATCATAATTCTTGTAAATAAGTTTTGTAAATGTAATCTTCGTTGATTGGATAATTTTTAACTATCTCCAAATTATCCTTTACTGCTTCCAGTTTATCATAATAAAGTTCTGGCGTCAATGATGAAATATCAAAATCATCATTAAGTATAATAATACCATCGAGATTAAAAAACTTACCTATATCAGGCGATCCGTAATAAATTGGAATCGTTCCAGTTGCAAAACAGTCTTGAATTTTTTCAGTAAAGTATGTTTCATAAGAAGCGTTTTCAATCGCAATAGAAAACATATAGTCTGCTAGACCTTCTTCTTTAGATTGAATCTCATTGAATCCACGACCATAAAAATCAACTTGATCTTGAAATTTTTTTACCAAGGTTAAACGATGCTGATGCCCAGCACAAATTAATTTATTGGAGCAGATAGCTGAAACCAATTTACTTTTTTCATAAAGTTTTGGTTCGACAATCCAACTACCATATAATGGAGCAAACTTAAATTTAGAATGAAGTTGAAGTAGTTCTTGATTATGAGTAAAGATGGCATCATAGACACGTATATAGTGAAGATAATTTCTTTTCATATCTTCAACTACATTCAATTTTATTTCTCTAGACTCTAATAACCAAGCATATTTTTTCTTGCTTGTATCATCGTCAAAGGCAAAAGCAACATAGTCGTCAACATAAAAAGTATCTTCTGCGCCAGCATCTACCCACTCAATATATTTGGATTCTTGTTTATAAATGGAAGATCCGGTGTTTCCATTATTATAATGATTGAACCCACCACCAACTAAATTATACTGTTTTTTATCAGTCATATTAAACATTCTGTAATAATATTAAACATAATGATTAACTATTGCGTTAAGTGTTTCAATATTCAAAGTCCTGTGTAGGAAAATTTCATCTTTACAAAACTGAATGCATTTTCCGCCGAGAACTGCATTATTTCCATATAAATCAGAGCAACCAGTATGGTCCAATAAATGAATAGGAACTTCGGAACAAATTAATGATAAAAGAGCAGTTCCTGTTGATTGTGTAATATATGAAACACACCTATTTTTATCTTTTATCAAATAAACAAAATCTCTCAACTTTTCCACATAAACGCAACCATTTTTCTTAGAAAATTCTTCTGTACCATAACCAACGACAAATATATTGGTTGTTATATGTTCTTTTAATTTGCAAATAAGATTTTCAAAAAAAGTTGGTTGAAAATTTTTATGGTTAGCATGATCTCTTGTTCTAAGTCCCAAAACAATATATTTTTCTGGTTTTTGAATACTAACATTAGATAAATCAAATCCATCAAATATTTCATTATAATCTTGATAATAACGAATATATTTTCCATTGCTATCAACAAAAGATTTTGCATCTAGAAAAGAAAAACAATTGGAATTGCCACTTGTTTTTAATGCAGTCCAATCATCTACAATATCTTCATTTTTTATTTCTATTTTTTGAAACTCTTCATAAGAGATAACTTTATCAAAAATTTTTGAATAAAAAAATACTCTATCTGATGATGTTACTGCAATATAGTTATTTGAATTAATTTGTCCGGTTTTAATTAATTTAATAAAATCAATTCTACTACCAACTACTTCCCAACCCAATTCAAAATAAACTGATAACGATGAACTATCATCATTAGATACGCCTTTCTTTAAAGATTTTCCGAGAATAACATAATTCA